AAAGCTAAACGACCTATGCCTCAAGATTTGTGCAGCTATACTCCTAGTAGTCTCAATCTCTACACACATATTAACCATCTCAAATGGTGACCAGTGGTGATGGTCAATAAGATACTTAATTAGTTTAGCACTGGTCTCAGTGTTGTTTTGATTAGCGGGATTAGATACCCTAGCCATATAACTAATAAGTTCTTCAGCGTTAGGGGTGATGTGAACCAGTTTGGTGGAATGGATCATTAGCGGTGGTGGTCGAGTTGTTGGTAGGCAGAGATGTGGATGTCGTCGTATAGTGTAGGTATATAACGCTGTCTAGTTGATACTGTATAACCCTCATCATCAAAGAATTGCTGACGTAACTCATTAAAAGTACGTACAGGTCTAAACATGTAAGTAGGTTCTTTACGATATGTTCTACTCATAGTGTATACAGTAGAATAGGTAGTGACAGGATTCAGAAGGATGGGGAGAATCAGTACTCCAAGATTCAGTATTAGTTAGTGGAGGTTTGTGTCTTTGGAGTTAGTACTTACAGAATGTCCATTCCCAGGGACATTAATAAAGAGGAAGATGTGTCTTGATAAAGACATGTCTTCCTCCATTCACGGGGTCTGATCCACCCTTCAGCTCCCGCTTAACGGGTGGGATCTCGGGATCACTTCCAGCACAATGGATCTCAGCAGTAAACAGTGTAGTAACTGTCACATACTAAACCCACGTAGGAATAGAACTTTTTGTCTTACCTCTAGCCTGCCTTCTTTGGTCGATATTAAAGCCCAAAACTAAGTGGTTAGTAGCGGCTACTGGGTCATCTATGAATGTCTCTAAGATGTCGTTCCAGTCCTCCTGTTTACGTAGTTTAACGGCTTCATGGGCTGAGATACCCATAGCATCTGTGAAGTACTTGACACCTTGAGCTAGTGAGTCTAATCTGTCGTCGTGTTTAACTGCACCTTTCTCACGACACATCCTAGACATTTGGTAGAACAGCATATACAATAGCCTCTCTTCGGGTGCTGCATCTTTGTTAGAGGCATAGTCCCATTCTACCACACTTCTATCAACGATGAGTCGGTGTTGGTTCATAACGGGTTCGAGGGCATCGATAATACGATCCTCCTTACGAACATTAGCCCGTACTTCCTCAACGTCTATTGCTTGTTTTGTTTGTTGCAGGTGTTTCTTAAAGAGTTCTGCGACGATACCATCTCCGAAGTTTGTTTCGATAAGAAGTTTGGTAACGTTATAACGCTTACACCCACGAAGGATGTCAAGAAGTGTATTGTCGCTATAACCGTCGCGATACGCTCGTACTTCGTGAACGTAGAGAAAGCCATTCTTTTGTGAGATGTATGTAGCTGCTGTTTCGTCTGTGCCTCGTCCTGAGGGGTCTACTGAGCAGATTGTTTCTGTGTATGGTCCCCACTCCCCTTGTAACTGCATCGGTGAATAGAAGTAATCACCTGGTAGTCCTACGGTAGGGAGGTCCTTGAGACAATTACGTGGATCACTACACCACACCACAGCATCCGGCGCTTGAGTCGGGTTAACAGAGGTAACGACAAGATCACTGAATTTAAGTGGGAACTTTTCTGCATCACTCAAAGCTGTGTCTAATTGGAACTGTAGCATGAAGTTACTACGACCCATAGCTGCTTCACGTTCTACTAGGTCTTCACTAGTGAAACGATCAGGATCTGTAGGAGTCCATTCCTCTACCCCCATCTCGATATCCTCTAGGATCTGAGGTGCTAGGAGGTTCTCATACTGTGATAGTTTATCTTTACGTGGGTAGCGTGATGGCCACACAAAAGGACGATAGTTACGCTCAGCTAGCTTACGGTAAATGGTGAAGGTAGTCTGAGGAGTACCAAGGTACATGATACGACTATCCTTTTTGGGAGTTAGGATGGACTCAGCCTCAGTACATAGCTGCAGTAGTTTTTCCCTCATCATTTCAGTCATAGAGTTACCTGGTACCTCCACGTCATCAAGAATCATAAGGTCAGCACGTGAACCAGTTAGCTGACCTGTAATACCCACCGACTTAACGGATGGTGCTTGGTGAGGGCTACAGTTAACGTCAAAGGAGATACGACTCCACCTAGCTTCATCACTCTTTGGTCTCAAATGTGATAGCCATGGTGTCTCGATGATCAGCTTCTGCAGAAAGATAGACATGTTATCAGCACGCTCCTTAGAGGCAGAGATGATCATGATCTTCTTTTCAGCGTTGTTAAAAAGTGTCCACAACACAAAAGCTCCCGTGATCCACGATTTACCGACTCCTCGGAAGGCTTGGATCTGTAGTCGCTTAGGTCCATGCTGTAGATAGTCAGCAATAGCGTACTGAGCACGAGTAGGGGAGGGTAGATCTAACTGACCCCATAGTGCTTGGAGGAATAATTTGAAGTCAGCCTTGAGAGCCCCTACAACGTCATTTGTTTTAGTCATGTGGTAGAATATACGTAAAGGCACCTAGAGGCCCCTTGTAGAGGCTCCTAGGTACCAATGGTGGTTGTTTAATCAGCAAGCTTTACTCGCGGTTTGATGTAGGCATTATGGATACGTTCAATCCTACCAACACCAGAAGTCATAGCCCGTAACTGTTGCTGAGGATCTTTAGGTCGAATCCTCATCTCAGGATCATACGGCATATTCATCAATGCCCCAACGTTGAGGGAAGCATTCTTAGCTGGGAAGTAACCATGAGTTACTTGAGCACGACCCATAGGGTTCTGACCATTGATGTATCCGATCTTAAGGTCACGTATTAGCTTCAAGACTTTATCTTGAATAGTTTGCTTTTTCTTTTCTGCCATACGCTAAATACCTTGAATCAAAGATGCACTAGGTAGACTCATACCTGGTTGAATTCTAATTGCATCAGGTACCGTGTTCTGCATAGCCCTAATCTGCATACTAGCACTAGCAGGTTTGGGTTTAACTGCTTTTGCAGCTACCACTGGAGTTGGCTTGGTAACTGTTTTAGGCTTTGGTTTAGGCTTCGGTTTAACTGCAACTGGCTTAGGGACAACCACAGCTGGTTTAGGTTCAGGTACAGGTTGCCTAGTAGCAATAGCTGCGGCCTTTTGTCCTAGGGATTGACTAGTGGTTAGTACAACTTGAGGTTCAGGCATCAAGCCTTTGGGTACGCCTTTAGTTGTTACAGTAGGACCTGGAGGCTCAACAGGTTGTACAATTCTCAATGGTCCAGCTTTAGGAACTTCAGCCTTTGGAGAAAACTTAGATATGTCATATTGCTGTTGACCAGCTCTCGCCATCTCATTGATGTCAATGCCTTCACCAGCACGCTCACGTATGTAGTCATACATAGCAACTGGATTAGCACCTTGTTTTTCGAGCTGATCAAAGGTATAGTTTAAGGTCTCTAAGTTTTCTTGAGGCAATAGACGCGACTTTTGCCCGTTTAGAGTAGTACCAAGTAATACAGAAACATAGGGATTAATAGGTCTACCAGTCAAGCCACCTCTTGTAGGTAGATCTTCAGCAAGTAAAGATGCTTCAGCTAAACCTTGGACTTTATTGGTTGCCATCCCGATATCAGCAACTTCAGCTTGTGTCTGAGGCCTAAATGGGTTTTCTAAACTACGTCCAGCTGCTTGGTTGGCTAGGTTGTACTCAGCACCTGCTGCTGCTATATTGCCAGGAGCACCAGAAGCGGATGTTTCAAAGTGACCTAAGTCTAACTTCATCCCCAACCTACGTCCTACTTCTTGTAGAACTTTCTGTTCATTACTCCACTCTGAACCTTCTAGTTTTCCAAGAGCTTGGGCTGGCATTCCACCAGTAGCTTTGTTCCACGCTTCAATTAGCGCAGGACTTTGAGCATCACGAAACTTTCTACCAATTAACTTACCTTTGTTGTCAAAGAAAGAACGTGGCAGTGTAATCTCTAGTTGATTGAGTGCCTCTATTTTAGATAAACCAGATGCCATCAAAGATGACACAGCATCTGAAACCTGATTAGGTGTTTCAAATTGTGATGGAATCAAATTAGCGGCTTGGTATTGCCGCATAACATTAATTTGTCCTTGTGGATCAGTTGTGGTATACGTGCCTTCACTGAGGACTTTTTTAATTTCACGAGTTTGTTGCCTACGTACAGGCATTGTACGCGGAGCCATAGTCAGCTCCCAACAACAGCCGACTCACCACGTTGACGACGCTTACGCTCCTCTTCCATTTTAGCCATCATTGCTTCACGGCCAGCACCAGGACGTTGACGGGGCTTTTCATCACGCTTAGACTTGGGAGGGTTAGGCTTGTTGTCAGCATCCATATAGGTACCAGAGGTTTTTGATTTACTGTAATCCTTAGCCTTTTGAGCTTTCATTCCAGTGCCAACATCAGTACGGAAGTTCTCTGCTTTAACTGACTTAGCACGTGTACCAATAGGGTTTTTTTTAATGTCTTCGGATGTTACTTTTTCGCCCTTTTGACGACGTTGGGATGCTTCGACCATTTGCTTGATCTCGTCACGCATCTGCTTGAGTGTTTTCTTTTTGTCCATAATTAACGAATGTGTGATAGAATTAATGTTTCCCTATTGGTAGGACCAAATGTCTCTCTCATCCATTGTAACCAATTGCTACTTCCTTTAGCCTGATTGCATTTCCTACAGCTGGGTACCAAATTTGAAGTAAGGTCTTCGCCACCAAGACACTTAGGGCGAACGTGGTCAAGTGTAAGTTCATGTAGTTCATAAGTTTCTCCGCAGTATACGCATTGACAATTAAAGTATTCCTTAATTGCACGACGGTGTAGCCTTTTTGCTTCAGAGCTTGTCATCGTTATTAGGTTGTGGAGGTAGTGATCAGGACTAGGAAATAGCGGTGTCACATTACTGGATTTTGAGTAGATCAGCCATACTTCTTACCCTTACGTGGGCGTGTACGGTTTGCTTTAGGGGACTCTAGTTTGCCTTTATTGGGACCCGTATGGGAAGCATCCATACCATCACCATTACCATAAGTACCAAGCTTACGGTTTAGTTTATTAGCATTAGTACGGATCTTGAGACCCTCTTTGGTTCTATTGTATTCAGCTTGTTGCTTGAGGCGCTTAGCCTTAGCCTTAGGGTTATTCTTGTAGTAACTAGACGTGCGACCTGCCATACAACCTCTTTTGGATAAGTTCAGGGTCTACCTTAGGCATGATGGTGGCCAATTTATCAAGTGGGTTACCATCGTAGGCAACACCACTTATATCGTTCTTGGATAGCCAATCACAAGCTGCCTTTAGATCAGCAGTAGAGGCTTCACCGCTCTTGATTCGGTTCAGAAGCTCTTTGGTGACAATGTTATGGAGTTCATTAAACATGTCCTCCGTCGCTTTCTTGTTAGCCATTTCTCAGTACGATTTGGTCTAATTTGTTCTCAATACGGATCATGTGATCCTCCATCTTTTGTAAGGCGTTAGCTAGCTCTTGTCGGGGTACATACTTCTCAGCAAGACGTAGTTCAACACCGTCAATACGCTTGTCAATTTGATCCATACGTGAGGTAGATCGTGAATTGATAGCCAAGACGCCACCACTAACACCAATGACTAAAGAGATAGCTCCAGCAATAGCAGTTTCAATCATTAGATGTACCCGATGTAAACTTGAACGCCATCAGCGCTGACAGGAGTAGTATCTAACAAACTATTACCAGCTGTGATAGAATAAGCAATACCGTTTCTAAAGGTAATGCCACTAGTGAAGTTAATCTCTTTAGAGTCGTTAGATTGGACATGGATAATAATCATAGGCACATCAGTACCCACAACTGGAGCTGTAGACTTGTCGTAGAATCTGAGCGTTATAGCACTACCACCGCCACCACCACTATGTGTATTGTGGATGATGATATTAAAGACAGAGCCAGCACTACCCCTAATAAGGGTTGAATTGGTAGTAGCTGTAGAGCTTTTGAAATGTGCTTGAGTTGTTACTGGTAGTTCCCTTGAGAATCTACCTGGTGTGATATTGTAAGTAGTGCTAGGCATTGTCCCTCATTAGTCGGATTAGTTTTTCGGCATACTGAGGATCGGTGGCGTATCGCTCTTGAACTAGAAGTCTGCAGCACTCCTCCGCAGAGGATGCTCTATTGACTCCCTTATAGTTCTTGTAGTCCTTGTACCAGCGTTGTACTAAGTACGATACGCAGGATTGTAGATCAGGGAAGTTAAGAAAACCAGCAGTAATGGTGATCCACTTACCATCAATGAACTCCTTTGTCTCATGGTCAGTACCAGTTCCTTTGAGACCAAAGTAGTTATTGGTACCAGAGGTGTGTTTTCCATAGCCGCTCTCAAGAGCCCACTGAGCAGCTACAACTTGTGGGAACTTAGCTCCAGCGGTCTTAGCAGCAGCTTTAACTCCCTTAAAGGTGTTGTCAACAGGAGTGATAGGTTGCGGTGTAGTAGTGGGGCGGAAGGTCATGAACCAACCAGTCCCACGACCTTCTACTTCCCAACGTGGTAGCCAGTTCTTCCAGGAGTAGCTAACGTCTTTACCTCCCTTACCAATAGTAACGTACCCTCCGTTGACGTTATCCATCTCACCGTAGGGGTCATGGAAGACACCATGCTCTCCGGTGTCACCGATGAGTAGCATCCAGTGTCCACCACCCACCGGATTGGATACATGTCCCTTATGGAGGATGCCAGTCGCAACTGGATAGCCGTTCTTAAGTTCGTTGATAAGGTTTTGACGTGTGCCATTGGTGTAGAAGGTAGCAAAGACACCGTACTGCTGACAGGCTTTGACTTGACTCGTTGAAGACGTAGTGTCTCCGTATTTGAGAACTGTTCTCAGGTAATCATCATCAGCATTACTACCCTTGAGTGCGTCAGGACGGAGATACTTGATGGCCATAGCGCACGTGGAGCTAAAGCACATCCGATCTCCGTGACCTGTTGCACTATCAGTTTGTGGGTAGTACTGCTTAACAGGCAGCAGTACCATGACGATTACTTAAAGGTATCTTTGATACGTTGGATCTTGTCATCCTCAGTGCGGTGAGGCTTAATTGCCTCAATACCACGCAGGATGATCTGCACTACAGTGTTTTGACGGAGCTTAGAAAGACCGATGATTTCGGAGCCAATAAACAATGCAAAGAATGCGAGTGCCTCATAGGACACTTTGATGCCGAGGATAGTGATCATGGTTAGGTTAAGTCACGTGTTTTTTGTCATTTAGGTTTCTCTATTAGAAAACGGAATCTGTTCTATATGTACAAGTAAGCCACAACCTAGATGTGTTTGTAAAGTTAGTATCGTTTAGAAATGTCATAGCGGCAGCTCCTTGTTGGCCAAGAATAATATAATCGGCTTCCGCATAACCAATTATTGGACCAGATAAAGATGCACCACCCAATCGGAACACCACATTAATTGGGGTAAACTGACCACCACCTACATTAAAAGGTAATCCAGTAATGAAAGCATCTCCAGTAGAAGTACCTTTGTTGGTAAGATTAATGTCGCACCAGATTTGAACCAAGCTACCCATCCGCACGTAAAGACCTGTTTGAGTACCAGTCATGCCAACGTTTCCACCAACAGTACCGAATTGCAGGCTTGGCGTCCAGTTTGTTGATTGTTGATCCGGTATTAAGCCCCAAGAAGAGAAGCTATTTGCACCTATTTTATTACGAACGTATAGATTTAGTGATGCAGTGTCCTGTGCCAGTTGTAGAGTACTAAAATCACTACCGGCAGACAAACCAGCCCAAGAGCGGCCAGCAACAGGTGGATTTGGTGCAGAGGAATTAGCTGCGTAGATCTGAAAACCACGAATCATCTTGTTCGGATCTACAGTAGAGTCAGGTTCTGTAGGCAAGTAATAGAACCCTTTGTTATTCCAGATTTCTGGATCTATAAGGTCAAGATTGGAAATATCCAGTTTTCCAGCAGGTACTTGGACTACGGATACATCAAAGCTATTGCGGACTGCCCCACTTATACATATATTGTCAAATAAAACATACGCAGCAGATGCTGTCTCGCTTGAATTTTGGAAGTACGCAAATCTTACCGACTTGGATCCAGTACTTCCTCTATCATCAATATCAACATTGATGTTTAACAGTTTTGCAGGTGTTGGTTGAGTAGCCGGAGGATGCTGTGATTCAAGGGTACACTTAGCATCTATGGAAGTATTACTGATGATCCGTGCCTTTACCCGGATATTGGTGGTATCCCTGTCATAAGCTTTGATAAGACAATCAGTCAGAGCATCTCCATTTTTAGAAATATAACTAACATTGTGACCATCTACACCATACAAGAAATAGCTACGTAACACGGCATTGGTCCTAAAGCCAGAAGCGCTAAAGTTGTCGCCATTGTTCTGGAAGTTAAGACCGTAGTAGCCACCACTAAGCAAACAGTTTTGAACAGAGAAGTCTATTACTCTGTAAGTAAATGGTGAAGAACCTAAAACTTCTAAAAAGAAATAACATGAAGTGGCTCTTACATTGTTAATCGAAATGCAAGTTGAGTCCCTAGAGGAAGATCTAAGGCTAAAAACACCTGCGCTATTAGTATTAATAGTGCTACCAGTACGAGCAAACTGCCCAACAACGGTAAGACCATCAATGCTTATATTGCGACATCCATCCAAAAGAAAAACGGTTCCAGCAGTGGTTGCAGTTGATAGCAAAGTAGCACCATAACCGAGAATGGTAATGTTTTCTTTGTTAATTAAACTGAAGTGAGCATTAGATGCGTCTAGAGTTTCGAGTTTATATGTTCCGGGTGAGAACAAAAGAGTGCCACCATTGATGGCAAGTTGATTAAGAGCAGCTTGAATGGCAGTCGTATCGTTTGTTACACCATCTCCAACAGCCCCAAAATCTTTAACACTCACCACATCTCGCAACTTTGATTCAGCGGTGCGCTGCACAGCACCAGTACCAGATTGTGTAAAGGCAAGTTTAGATGAAGCAACCGCTGCACTAGAGTTAATATCAGCATTAGTCACTGCGCCATCAACAATGTTTGCTGATGTAATACCATTAGCCAGGTCGGCTAAGTCACGTGTTTTTGTCATCAGCAATCCACCGCGTCGGAGAACTCAGGGAGGGTTTTTAGATATTCGTAACTTTGTTTAATCGGGTTAGATCCTTCTAAATCCATGGGAAAGACATAATGAGCAGTAAACAGCAAGGTGCCATTTGCTTCGGTAAAAACACTTACGTTAGCGTGTACTTCATTTTTTGTTGCATAAATAGATGCAACTTTAATATACACATCAGTTAATACGCTTTGCTGATTAAAATTATTGGTGCGAGTTAGCGTTGTTTGAAGTGCCATAATTGTTGATCGTGTGTAATAAATTCAAGTTGAGATAATTGTATTATAGCAATTGTCCGATTTGAAGAAATCGATATTCATGATTATGGCCAGCCGGATGTGCATCGAAGTAGGTGTTGTAGAAGCCCGCCGCCTGCACGTAGTTCCGGGTTGTTATGATAGCCTTGGCATTGGAAGATCCCGCGTTAATGACGAGATCACCAAACAAAGGATTGTTCGCTGAGTCTCGTATCTGCAAAAGCCCGCCTACGGCACCGTCCGTACAAGTTCCAAGACTCAATCCGAGCGTGTAGAGACCTGGACCAAGGTAGTATTCATCTAGCTGCTCGTCCGTCGTTACCACGAAGTTTGTTCTTCGTGCAACTGCGTTAGGCCATGTAGCCACAGTAAGGGTATCTGGCATAGACCCAAGAATCGCTTGTGAGGATCCAGGATTTACTATGCGATAAGTATTTTTACCTGGCGTAAATTTGATTGCTCCCTGTGTAGAAAGTTTTTGAAATCTAATTCCGGCTGACCCGGTTCCCTGCACGTCAAATGTATTGCCATCTACGTAAAGGTTTAGTGGCTTAGACGTGTCAGTTACTGTGCTAACCACGTCCGATCCATAACATCCGTTACCAATTAGAAAATAGTTATCTGTAATGGATACAGTATCCTCATTACTAATAGCTCCGTTCGTATAATGGGTTATTCGCACACCGATGCCAGCCTCGCTTGAGCCAGGAACTTGATTTGCAAAAACATTACTGGAAATCACGATCCCACGGTTTATATACCCAAGATTTGAAATAACTCGAACTCCGAAATTGTTCCCGTTGAATTCATTACCTGTGATTGTAACATAGGATGCGCCAGCGACATCAATATGAGTGCCGTTATATGGTGTAGAGTAATCGTCGCGGTTAAATACGTTACCGACAATACTCACGTTTCGGGCATTAGTCCAAGTACCGACACCTGTATCGACGACGTTGTAGAAAACGTTGTTGACAATTGAGACGTTATTACCATTGACTGAGTTCCCGACTCCGTCATTGGCACCGCAGCCATTGCCGTGAATATATCTAAACTGACAGCCGCTGATTAGCAGGTTATTGCAGTTTGGTGTGTTTACCGCTGAAAAAAGGGATTCCTTGCTGCCTGTCGCACCTGGAATCTGACCGTCGAAGACGCAATTTTCGACGCGGAAAAAATGACTACTGGTAGCAACAATAAATCCACCGTCTTGGACTGTCGAGGTTCCTGCGGCCACACTGAACCTAAGTCCTGTTATCGAAACGTTGTTGGCATTTGATAGCTGGAGCGGAACAAGACTCGTCGGAGATTGAGCCCTGACTATGGTACCGCCGAGGCCGATCAGGGCGCGGTTGGCGGGCACGGTAATCGTGCTTTCAACCCTGTAGTTTCCGGGAGGGAAGATTACGCCAGTCGATGCGTTAATTGCAGCCTGAATCGCAGCAGTATCATTAGCAACACCATCTCCCACTGCCCCAAAG